CCCCTTACGGGGTAAAAACCGCCGCCGCATACGCGTCGTCACGTGTGTACGTGAAGGGGAACGCGTGAAACGGCGCGTTCCCCCCTACGTGACACACATGCCGTGACAAAAATGTTTTTTGCAAAACAAAAATGCACTTTAGCGAGGTAAAGTGATATGATCGAGTTCTTTATGCCGATGGAACCGCCCACGGTGACACATCAGGAAAAGCAAGTGAGGGTAGTTGGCGGAAAGCCGGTATTCTACGAGCCGACGGAATTGAAAGCGGCGCGCATGAAACTTCGAGGGCATCTTGGAAGGCATGCGCCGCAGGAACCCATGCGCGGCCCCGTGCAGCTGTTGGTGAAATGGTGCTTCCCTGTTTGCGGCAGGCATCGCAACGGCGAGTACCGCGCCACGCGCCCCGATACCGATAACCTGCAAAAGCTCCTGAAGGACGAAATGACGCACGCGGGCTTCTGGCGGGATGACGCGCAGGTAGCCTCAGAAATTGTGGAAAAATTTTGGGCGGTTACGCCAGGAATTTATATCGCCGTGCGTGAGTTAGGGGAGAAGCCATGAGAACGGTTGCTGATGATATCCGCTTTTGGGCTGCACGCAAAACGAAAGCGGAAACTCTGCCGGCCCGCACGCGGGAACGATACCGGGAAACGTATGAGGCTGTATGTGCACGGCTGCAGACGATCACGGACGCCGTGTTTCGGGACGCTGTCGCCGTGATCGATACGGCGTTGGATGCGCGGCGGGTAGAAGCTGCTGCGGCTGTGATGCAGGCGTGTGTAGCGCATGACAATATGGCGCTTGCTGATGCGGTCGCAAAATACAACGCGACAGGATATGCACCGCTCGGTTTTGTAGATATCGAGCCGGACGAGCTGCCGGAGGAATGGAAAGGGAAATGAAACGATGCAACGTTTAACACTACGAAATGAAAAAGGCCGTGCGTACTATCTGCGCTGTTTTGAACCGTCCTGCGAAGGAGACTGCCGCAAGTGCTGCCGCAATGGTTGCCGAATGGGCTGCCGCATGGGATGCCGCATGGGATGCCGCAAGGGCTGCCGCATGGGATGCCGCATGGGATGCCGCATGCCTTTGCCCGAACCACCAAAGGAGGAACACCATGCAAATTGAGCTTAAACCGTGCCCGTTTTGCGGTAGTAAAGCTAAAATAGTACCATACGACAGTATACGCTTCTTTGAAAATATACTTTACAGGGTTAAATGTACTAAGTGTTATGCATCAAATTTTAAGTTGCTGCCCACACAAGAACAAGCGGCCGAAGCATGGAACAGGAGAGCGAACGATGAGTAAGGAAAAGCGGCTGATTGATGCAAATGCGCTTGCGGAGCATATAAAAGATTTGCCTACATGGTGGGCTGATGATGGTGATGTGTATGGGGTGAGATACCCAGACGGCATGTTTGAATGTGAGGATGTTATTAGCAGCATCGAGGACGCTCCGACCGTTGACGCGGTGGAAGTCGTAAGGTGCCAGGAGTGCGAGCGCTTGTTACGTGACCTTTCAGCAAAAGAATACCACACGTGCATGAGGCGTCGCTTTCCTCAAAGAGTTAATCTCGATGATTTTTGCAGCTACGGAGAAAGGAAAGCAGATGAGTAAAGAGTACATAGAGCGTGAAGCGCTGATCGAAGAACTGAAACGGCGGGATTTTCTGCCAGTTATTGTAAAGCATGCAATTGAAGCTGTTCCAGCCGCCGATGTTGCCCCGGTGCGGCATGGGCGGTGGCTGGAAGATGGGACTTGTTCTAAGTGCAGATGCGATATACCTGTTATGGAAGATAAGTACTGCCCAAACTGCGGAGCGATGATGGATGGAAAGGAAAGAAGATGAGTAAAGAATGCATAGAGCGTGAAGCAGCAAAGCGCGCGCTAAGAATATGGATTACTGGCTGCGTGCTTAATGGGGATAACGAAAGCGCAGACAGGTTTAGGGATTGCATAGACATACTGGACAGCTTAGATACCGCCGATGTTGCCCCGGTGCGGTACGGGGAGTGGATTGAGCGAGCGTGGAGACCGACTTGCTCGCTATGCGGATTCAGCGGAAGTCTTATCGATGCACCGATATCGCCTTTTAAGTATTGTCCCAACTGCGGTGCGAAGATGGATGGGGGCACGCCATGAAGCATTCCCCTGATTTCAAGCCAACGTGCAAATGCGGCGCAGAGCTTAAACGGCTGTCAACGAACGTGTACCCGAATTTCACAACAATCTATTACGACTGCAAGCAATGCGGCGTGAGACATTCGTTCAAGATGAAGAAGGACGGAACTGTAGTGGAACACAGGGAAATCGGGGTTCGGGATCATCCGCACAGAACGGCACACAGGCAGATGAAGAATAATCAAACGTTATGTTGGGACTGTAAAAACGCCATAGGCGGCGGGTGCAGTTGGTTCACGGATTTCACGCCGGTTGCAGGCTGGAAAGCGAAAAAGGAACGGTTATATTCGGGATGTTCGTATACGGTTGAGGATTGTCCGCAATTTGATGATGGGAGGGCAAGCAAGGCACAATGAGTAATGACAACATGCGTGCCGCGGTTCGGCGGCTATTGAAACGGTGGGGGGCTGCGACACAGATGTGCCGCAGAAAGCAAGAGGAAATCGCAGAATACAACGGCCTGATTGATGCAACATACGGGTTGCATGCACAGAAGTTAACCGGCATGCCGCATGGGGGCGAAGTATCGAACCCTACTGCTATAACAGCAGAACGTGCGGAAAAGCTGCGGGATGCATATCGGCGCAGGATAGCAGACATAACGGATGACATTGCGAACCTGATGGACTTTTGCGCGGCCATTGACAGCCTGCTGCTTGATTTGCCTGTCGACCAGTACAAAGTTATCGATTTGCGATACAGGCGATTCAACACGGCGAAAAAGCCGCCATGGGTGCGCGTTGCGCGGATGGCAGGCATGTCGGAGGATAACGCAAGACTGTTGGAGCGAAAAACGGTGGACGCGCTGTCGAAAGAAATTGATATAAAAACATTAACATAACCGTTTTTAAACGTTTCCATGATGTATAGTAGTATCATCGGATTAGGCCAATGACAAGGTCGATGTTACTAAATACCTCCTGTGCGGAAGGGGCGGCGCTGTGTGCCGTCCCTTTTGCATACTGAAAGGGTTCGTATGGAAAACAGGATTAAATTCATCAGCACGCCAACGACATGCAAGGAGTGTGGCTACTATGACGCAAGGGCAAAGAGATGCAGATTGAAGGAGTGCCGATATCCGGCGAGAAGATAGTATGATTGATTTTGAGAATCTAGACAAACTGCACTTAAACGGTGTTGGGAAGTATAATATCCCGTATATAGAACCGGAATTCACATACCCACACGGCGATTTTATACCAATGAACTATGCAAAATCTGCGAAGGGTGCAAAGACGAAAATTGTGCATTGTTTCGTGGATGATTACCAATTTACCCGTTATTGGAACAGGCCGGATGACTACACAACGAAGTTAGCCGAATTTGCTGCTGTGTGCTCTCCGGACTTCTCGACATATACAGATATGCCAATTGCAATGCAAATATATAACCATTATCGAAAACATTGGCTTGCTGCATATTGGCAGATGCACGGAATCAGGGTGTACCCTACAATTTCATGGAGTACTCATGAAAGCTTTGAATGGTGCTTCGATGGGGAGCCAGTCGGAGGTGTGGTTGCTGTATCCAGCGTCGGAACGCAAGCAAATTCGGATAGCAAGCGGCTATTTCTTCGCGGGTATGACGAAATGATGAAACGACTGAACCCGAAATTTGTAATATTTTATGGCCGCGTGCCAGAAGAATGCGACTGGAACGTAATACGCATAAGACCGCACTATGATGATATTGCTGAAAGGAGGAAAAAGAAATGGGCGGGCGCGGAAGCGGCGGAATTGTCGGAAGTGGAGGATTGCCGGCGCTGACTGGCAGTGAAAAACAAATTGCATGGGCCACATCAATACGGGAGAATTCACTGAGATACTTAGATAAAATGAAACGAGACGTTGATACGGCAGTAAAAAACTTCAGGGGCGGAAAAACAGATAAAACAGATCCTGGGTTTGCGGAAAGGGAAGCCGAAGGTATGTTTAAATATTCCGCACGTGATGTAACCACTGTCAAAAAAAACACAATAGAATGGTTTAAAAGAAATGCGTCAGCGTCATCGGTGATAGATAAAAGATTTGATCTTTCTGAGCGGGAATTAAAGTCCAAGGTACAGCAAGAGCGGCACAATAGAAGGAAACGCGATGGCACCCTACCAGAGAGGGAAAAAAACAAATATTGGCGTTGAGTGGTGGGGTGATTAAATGGCTGCACGGCTGACGGACAAGCAAAAAAAGAAAATCATTGCGGATTATCTTGAAACCGAAAGCTATAATGCCACGGCAAAGAAAAACGGCGTTTGCGGGCAGACGGTGCGCCGAGTTGTAGAGGAATCTCATGGAATCACCGAAAATCTCAAGAAGAAAAAAGAAGAAAACA